GGGCAGGTGTAACACTCACCAACCTCAATGTTTCGGGCGTTCACGATGCGGTTTGCAGCTGATGCAGTGCCAAGGTTTGTCACCACATTGATCGTGATGGTCCCCGCCGCTGCGCCGTTGTTGGTCACTGTGAACTTGTCCACAATCGCGTTCACGCCATCTGCGGTGTATTGCACGGTGCTCGTGGCTTCTGCCAGCTTGGGTTCGATCAGAACTGTTGGTGTTACGGTCATACTGCCTCCGCTCCGCTGGCTGTGATGGTGATGCCACTGCCAGATGCCTGAATTTGGATCGTGTCACCCGCGTTCAAAATCTGCGTGCCAGTCCATTGGATATTTTCCTTGCTGTCGATCGGAAATTCATAGAACAGCGCATTGGCCGTGCCAGCAGTCCCCGCAGAAGGCACCAAGAAGATGCGATACGTCAAAGCGCCAGCAGATGTGTTGACGATGTCCAGGTTTTTCACAAAGGCGCGGGTTGATGCCGGAACCGTGTATAGCGTCGTGACGCCAGTGGTGATTGCGGCTTGGCCAAGTTTGGTCGGTGTAATGTCGTTATATGCCATTTAATATGCCTCCAACCAAACAAGTGTTCGGGCTGTTGCGTCATTTGCAGCGCTGGGCGCAGTGTTCTGCCACCGACTGTTTGCGGTGCTATATGTTAAAATGTCCCCATTCGAAGGCGATCCAGCTTCAACATCGTGCAGCGAATTGACAGTTTCGCCCGTCTTCATGCGAACGAAGATCTCGCCTGAATCACCCGTGGCTGCGTTCAGAACCACCGCAACAGGCAGATCAAGGCTTGGCGCGGCTGGCCGAACATTAGTCCATGTCCCCGCAGCGGCTGGGCTGAAATAGATGGTGTCGCCATCATTCCATGTCTCGCCATATGGCGTGCCGCTTGTGTCGAACCCACGCACCTTGCCGAAGCTAATGATGTATCCAAATCCGTTGTTCGGGATGTCCTCTGTCGCAACGCCTATCATATAGTTCGCAGGCTGAGAACCATCGGCCACGGCCTTGCCAAACGTCAACTTCCCAGATGCGCCAAGCGTCCCTGTCAACATGACTGGCGTGCCATTCGTGATCGTGCCGCCAGATGTGTTCTTGGCGTAATATTGGATTTCTTGGCCGATTTGCAACATCACGTCAGCGTTCACGCCAACGTCGATCGTGCCATCATCATCGTTCCACTGCATACGGCGCGCAGCAGCAACATGCGGCCCAACACGATTGAAGTCGATGTAATCCAGCTTCTGAAAGTTGGGCTGGTAACTTTCCGCTTTGTTGTTCGCCACCCCTGCATCATAAGCAGCCGCTTCGATCAAGATCCTCAGCGTCGCGATTTCAGCAGGCGTAATATCACCCGCAACGATGAAAAGGCGTTCAAGCGCCTTGACCATCTCAGGGTCTTGACCAGCAATTCGCGCAATTTGATTTCGTGTTGGGACATTTGGATCAGCCATCAGAACGCCAGCGGCTCCAGCCGCGCCTCCAGCCTTGCGATCGCCAGATGCGCCTCAGAGGTGCCACGGAAGCGCTGGATGCGCCAGTTGTTCATGTGACCCTGCTGAAGCCAGACAAGGCGCTTGGCGCGCTGCCCCAGCGTCCCTGCGCAGATCGGCTTTTCAACGCTCCATGTTTCGCCATCGCTCGAATACTGCGTCCAGATCGTTGGTGACGTGCCAGATGCAACATGGCCAGTCAGCGCGATCAGTTCCATTTCGTGAAAGATGACGCCGTTGCTTTCGTTGTAAACGATCTGCGTGCCAAACTCCCAACCAACATCGATGTTCCAGTGCGAAGAAATTGTGTCATCCAAATATCCAAACTGGTTCGTGTCGGGGTGGCAGACGTTCCACTGGTCGTAGCACCAGATCACAGTGCAGGCGTTCCATTTGCCATCGCCAACCAGCGTCGACGACAGCGAGAACCAAACAGGCTGGCCCATGACTTGCGTTGCAGCGCCATCGAACACCAGCGTGTGATTTGGCAAGTGAACGATCAAAAATTGATGGGCTTTGTCTGTGCGCTCTTCCAAGAACGCAACGGACAGCTGCGCCTCGGTGTATGTCGCCAGAATTTCTTCAACTTCACGCGTGGCGATCTTTTGGGTCGATCCGTTTGCGCCCATGTAAATCGAAGGCGCTTCGTTGCGACCACCGCCCAAGAACGCGATGTTTTCCATGAAGACGCAGTTGGCGTGCGTGCCTACTGTCCCCTTCTGGATTTGCGCACCCGCGATCCGCTGGAACGGAAAGCCAGTTGTCCCCACGTTGTCAAAAACTTCGATCGTGTATCGGTTTAACGCATAGATCTCATTGCGCAACTTCAACAGTGCATTTACCGGATCAGGATCGGCTTCAGATGAACCATATTTCAGCGGGTTCACGGCGAACGAATCATCAAGGTCAGTTACAACCAAAAATTCACCGTCCGTTGTCATGTAATACCCATCGACCCAAACAACGTCTAAGACGGTGCCAAGATCAGGGTCTGTTACCTGAGCCAGCGTTGTCCCATCGTAAAGGTAGAGCCGGCCACCGGAAGCGATCGCCAGATAGGTGAAGCCATAGTCAAACGTGACGCGCCCACCGCTGCCAACGTCGCCAATATCTGTCACGACATTGTCTGACGAGATCGAAACCAGCTTGGTTCCCATCACGCGATAGAGCGTGCCGTTCCAGTTGATGCCGCCACGGTTTATCCCTGGGCCAGTCCCCGCTTCCACAATGCCATCAGCAGGCCGAAGATACCCCGCAGAAATGCCTGTTTGCTTTGGCACAGGCACCAAGTTCTTCGGATACGATGTCCGAAAGTCTGGCGTTGCGTCAGCGTAGATTCCGTTCAGGATGGGTATTTGCATTAGCCAATCCGATACCAAGTCGAAGTTGCGCCATCATAACGCATCGTGAAGAAGAAGTTTGCCGCCAGCGTGGTTGGTGCGCCAACAACAGTCGCGCCAGAAGAAACGGTCAGCGACGTGACGATCTGCGTGCAGTTCACGGTCACAGTGTCTTTATCGGTCGCGCCAGTAGGCAGAACGATAGCACCAGCAGCGTACGTGCTTACAGGTGTTAGGATCAGCCAGACGTTGCCAGTATTCACTGTGACGCTGAAGTCATTGGCCGCAGGCGCTGCATATTGGGTGTTCTGCGTGACGGTCGTGACGTTTGCATTCACATAGTCCATGAGAACAGTCAGCGAAACTTTGCGGCTGTCGCCATTGCTCATGTCCCAAACTGCGAAGTTGTCGCCGCCTTGCAGCGTGCTCACAGCAGAGAGTTGGTTGATGTTTGCCATGTCTTACTCCAGATCAAGAATGCCATCCGAGCCAACCGTAATCGGGTCTTGGGGCTCGCGCAGGAACGGGTTGTTGTAGTAGCGCCAGCCTTTGTTGCCAGCACCGGCAGGGATGGTCTCGTTGCCCAGCTGCATCTCGATCGGCAGCGTCAAGTTTGCCACCACCTCGTTGTATGCGCGCTGGGCTGCGGCCTTGGTGTCCGGGCTTACCGTCTTGCCGAAACCGCCAGAGATGCGGATCGCCAGGTTCAGATACATTGCCTCGAACGCATTGTCAGGGACGCCCACCTCTTGATCGAGGTCACTGTCAGTAGGCGAAGAGGGCAACGGATAGCCCAGGCGGATGCCCTTGCCGTTCCACGTTGCCATCATCATATCAAGGCGCCGCAGAGCGCTGTCTAGCTGCTGCGGCTGAAGGTCAAAGACATACGAAGCGAGGCCGATTTCTTCGAACGCCTGATTAACGATGTCTCGCTTGGTGTATGCCATTCCTTACTCCTGGGCTTTGGGCTTGCGCCGACGTTTTGCCACCGGCTTCACGCCGTTCTTGGCTTCATCTGTGGTCTTGCACCAGCCATCCTTGATGGCGTCTTCTACGGCATCTTCATCAACGATGATGTAAGCGAATTTGTTGCCGTGGATCGAATGGGGGCCAGGGTGCTTATACAGCATAACGCTCATTTTTTCTTCCTCTTCGGTGCTTTGGAGGGCTTGCCAGCACGTTCAGTCGCTTTTCGCGCCGTGCTGAGTGCAATCGCCGTTGCTTGTGCGCGGGTCTTGCCCGACTTCACTTCTGCTTTGATATTTTCACCAATCGACTTGCGACTGTATCCTTGCTTCAACGGCATTGCGCTATTCTCCAATCAGGAAAGGGTGGGACCGAAGCCCCACCCCAAGATCATTAAGTCTGCGAGAACAGCATAATGCCAGCCATTTCTGGGTTGGACATTACAACGCCATACAACGTATCCCAGCGATATTTCGTTTTCTGGGTGTTGATGTCGAATTGTTTTTGCATGACCAATTCAACGCCTTGGTCAGTTGTTGCGCGCATGATGTCTGCACCAGCATCAGTTGGAACAGCCAACGAAGCAGGCAACAATTCAATCGCGTCACGATGCCAGAAGCAGTTTACCGCAGCATCAGCAATGTTCAAGAAAGTTATCGCCGCGCCATTTGCAGGCGTTGCGGTCACGTTCTTATACTGCTCTTCAGCATCGGTGCCGCCCTGAGCCGACACGATGGCCGGGGAGATCTTGACGGTGCCGGTGCCGCCGGAGCCGGTGACGATTTCCACGATGCGGAAAGTTTTCAGCTGACCAGTGTCTTGCTTGGTGATGTGGTGAACAGCGTTTACGCCAGCGATGGTGAACGCGTCGCCAACCTTAACAGTGCCGCCGCCAACAGTGATGGCGATGGTATGGTAGCGGTTGTCAACGTTCGAGGTTTCACCAGTTGCTGCAGTCGAAGTTGCAGCCGGGGTGTAATACTGGTTCGCGCCATTGACAGTCACTGTGGTGCCAGCAGCCGCAGTCAAGCGGTTTGCATAGTCCATCTTGAATGTCTGGAAGCCAGCCACTTCACCAACATACGAACGACGATACGCTTCAGTTGGCATTGTGTTCATGGTCTGACGTGCGGCCAGATCAGCAGCCATACCGTTGTAATCACGGCTCGACAGAGCGAAGTTGCGGCCTTCCATCATCACGCCTTGCTCGTTCATCAGAGCATCTGCTTCAGCAATATCGGAATAACCGCCAGCAGCAGTGCTGATCGGCGCAACGATTGTGCCTTGGTTTGATGCAACAGACAGAACAGAAACGTTGATGTCCGAGGCGAGCTTCTGTGCAGCGGCTTGACCAAGACGGTTCTCTTGCAGCTGGTCACGCAATTCTTTGGCTGTCAAAAGCGCAGTGCTGTGCTTCTGGTAGCCGATGGTCGCCGGAACCGCGAGCTGGGTGTTGTCACCGAAGTTCGAAGTGGCATCGGAACCATCGTAAGACTGCGCGATGTAGGGCATCGGGCGCCAGATCGTGTCAGACGAACGTTCCATTTGCTGACCGTTGGTGTTGTATTTAGTCACCAAGGACGAAAGAACGAGAGCGTCGTTGAAGCCGTCCAGGATGTTTTCGAACGCTACGCGTTCCTCTTTTGAAAATGCGTTTGCCATTTTCTACTCCATACGTGTGTTAAGCCGAACGCCTCTGCTTCTTATACTGGAAAACCTTGGAATAGTCCCCAGTCCTTTCAGCTTCTGCGCGCAGCCGTTCAAGGGTGCTGTCAACCGAACCAGAAGGGCGACCTGTGCCGCTGATCTTCTTCTCCGGCTTTGCTGACGCCTTACGCTTTGTCACTTTCAAATTGGTCTCCAATTTAGCAACCGCGAAGGCGAACTTCACGGGATCTGTGATAGATGCAAGTTCCTTCGCTTTCTTCGGGTTCTTGCCCAGAGCATAAACGACCAGAGCCGGATTCTCCGCCCCCTGAACGATCATCCCCTGCTGCATGACGCTGAGATTGTCTTGAACAACGTCCTCGGCAAAATCATAGTCTTTGACTTTGAGATCTGCCTTGGAGCTGTGGTAGCTCTCTAGCTTTTGCTCCCATTCCTTCTGAACAGCTTGCTGCTCTTGCTGGACGGAAGCCTGTCGCTCGTCATGCTGACGCTTCTTTTCATACCACGTCGCAAGTTCCTTTTCATATCGCTCGGTGTCGTAGTCGGCGGCTTCCAGAGTGGGCTTTGGTCCGAGCGGCTGGGCGGCAGGGGCTGACCCTTGTTTCAGCCGCGCGAGCTCTTGCTCGAG